GTTTCACCGGAAGGTGTGAGTCTGTTCGAGGCGAAAAGCAAGTGGGACGTGATCCGAATTGAGCAAGCGAAGCGCTGGGAACATTACGAGCGATTAACGGAGGTCAACGAATAATGGAACTAACTAATCTTTTTGACCGAGCAGTAGAAGTAGCGGCGGCACCGGCAGCAACTGCCATCAAGCAACGGCTGGCCCAAACAGCCACGGAGTTAAACCTTGCCGGCCACATGGAAGCGCATCTCGGCGTTGCTACTAGTGCCATTGCCGCCTTGATCTCTGTGCTTTATGCTACCGAAGCGGACGGGCGACCAGCAAACTACGACAGCACAACCTATCGCATCCTGTTGCGACCGTTGCCCTGGGGCGAATCCGGCGCTGTTCGTTGGCAGTTGCGCCGATGGGAGGGCCAGTGCTTGCGCCGTCTACTCATTGATAGGGTAGGGCAGCGGCGCCGGCTGCCTGGGCTGTTTGACTACAACGAGTTCAGCCGACAATGGCACGTCAACGCCATCGACTATCCAAACGCTGAGGCGGCCTTGGATTGGCTCAAGCGTGACGGTCCACGCATAGAGGAATGGCGCACGATCGTCAGTGAGTATCGCGCTCAGGCGCACGCACGGATGCGCCGTTTACGTAGCTAATACACTGGTTCGGTGTAGTTCGGTTTACCTGAACAAGTAGTGTTCTAGTAGAGTTCGCATAGTGTGCGGTTTAGTGTTCGGTTTATAGTTCTAGCAGGGGAGTAGGTAGAAATGATCATCATCACAGTCATCATCGGCATCATCGCATTGTTGTCAGCACGGGCAGCGGGCCTAACTGATAGCTGGCTTGGCACGGGCGCCGTTGCAGCGCTCATTCTGTACATGATTATTGCAGCCCTACCACAAGCGCAATGGCTGTTCGATACCCTGTGGCTGTGTGCGGTGCTCTGGGCCATATTGACCACGTTTTACCACCGTCTACTTGCCGATGCGCGCCGACAAACACCGGTCGTCGTCGGTCGTCGGTCGGGCTTTGTGTGGTCGTTTGGTCGAGTGACCGTTGGTGTAGCGGTGGGGGTGACGGCATGAACGAACTACTGCCGATCGTTGAACTACTGGTGATAGGATTCGCAATAGGCTATGGCACGAAGAAAGCGCTCACGGCGTTCGACTGGCTTTTGGCGAAGTGGCGGCAATAGGCTGCTACTGATTGCGCTGTTCGGCCTGTGGGTCTGGGCGGCGCTGCAAGGTGATTACCGGCTGGCTGTTGCGCTGGCCGTGGTGATTGTGTTGATTGAGACGATATAGGGAGAGGTGAGAGATGAACGAAGTGCAGAACAAGGAACCTGGATACTGGGCTAAGATGTGGGAGTTGGTAGCGGTAGCTTTCCCCAAGTGGGTGATCCGGCGCATGACGGAGCGCAGTGAGGGCAAGGGCTTCGCCGTCAAAGCCATCCCATTTGTGATTATGTTCCTGAGTGTGGCCAGCATTGCCAATCTGTCGAGCCGGGCATGGGAGCATCACGCCAACTTTTCCAGCTACATGACCGGCGCGGGTATCGCCGTGCTTGTGCCAATCGCTGTCATCGCTGCCATGATCGTCGAAGGGCGATGGGCATGGGGCTTCTGGGCCATGGCGGTTGTGTTCGCCATGGTCAGCGGTACAATCCAGTATAATATCTATCTATTGCCTGGTAGTGGCTTCATGGGCATTGCCGAGGCTGTCGCCTTTGGATACGGTGTGCCATTGTCCGAGGTTATGCTGGCCATCATGGAGGCGCGCCTTGTCATTCAATTTGAACGCAAGCGAGTTGCAGAAGCTGCCGCCCAACTTGCAGAAGCAAAGGCGGCCAAACTCGCAGAAGAAGCCAAGGCGGAAGCCGAGCATCAGCGCATTGTTGCCGAACAACGGGCCGAAGCCGACCGCCAACGGCAGGCGGCCATTGACGCGGAGAACAGAGAGTTTGAGCGGCAACGCAAGCAGGCCGAGCTTGAAGCCTATCGCATTGAACTGCAACAAAAGGCAGAGTTGGACCGTGAACGCGCCATGGCGGATCTGCGGATTAAAGAGCAAAAGGCGGCGGCGAAGGTTTCCGAAACAGTTTCCAAAAACAATGTTTCTGTGGTTGCCACACCTGAAGCGAAGGTTTCGGAAACCGATTCAGAAACAATCGAGAAACTCATCGTGCGGTTTTTGAAGGCGAAACCAGGGGCCAAGCTTGACGACATTGCAGCCCATGTGGATACCACGAAAGGCAATGTTAGCAAGAAGATCACAAGCTTGGTTGACATGGGCGTGTTGCATGAAGAGCGCCAAGGCAATCGGCGGGTGGTCACTGTCAATGGAAATCACGAACAGTTTTTGGCAGGCGAACTATGACGCCGACCGCCGCTGACCGGCTCCACTTGCGTCGTGCAAATTAGCGTATGACCTACCTACACAAAAGCCTGGGCCAAGCGCCTGGGCGTTTTTGTTTTGCCGCACAATGACGCCGGCACCCACCGGCGTTTTTGTTTTGCCTAAATTCCCTGTTGCGCAAAACGATATTTTATGCTATGCTTTCCGTAGTGCTGTTTACGTCGCCATGTCATCGCCGCAAAGTGTGGCAGCATGGCGATTTGTTTATGGTGGTGTCATGCCCAAATGGTTTTCGTGTTTAATTGAAAGCGCCGGTGTCGGCTTCATTATGCTGGCTGTGCTGATGGCGCTGCTGACATTCTTTGTGGAGAAGTGTAGCTGATGGGATTGGCAGGGTTCGACTTCCAAGCACTCAACCGCAAATACCTGGCACAACCAGCCAACGATGCCGCCAACTACGGCGCGTCCATCGTGAAGGCTCCTGCCGGCGATGCGTGGCGCTGTATCGGCATCTACCACCTCAAGGCCAGTGAAAACAACGGGCGTCATAATGTCTTTGTCGAAGTCTTGGATGAAGCTGGCAACCGCACACGGCTGCTACCCGCCATTAAGTGGACATGGTGGATTGATGCCCCTACGCAAACCCTCAAGCTCGACAAGCCGGACAGCGAACCGGCGGCTGACATTCCCATCGACAAGGGCGCTACCATCACGCTGCACATTGACGGCTTTGGCTTGCCCTCCGACAGCGTGGGCAACCTCCATGCGCGCCATAACGATGAAGGCAGCGGCAACACCTGGGGGCATCACTCCTTTTATGTCGTCTTCCAGTTACAGCGGGGCAACGTGGTCACGCCACCGACCGAACCAGAGAAGCCGCCAATCAGCGACGGATCATCGCAGGATCAACGCATCAGCGCATTGGAGACTGAGGTGAAGCGGTTGACGGCGAATCAGGATGCGCTGTGGCAGGTTATCGACGATTGGCAGGCGGGCAAGTGAGAACCTTGCTCATTGCACCTCGCACTGACCTGCTGAACGTTGATGCAGAGGTGCAGGCGGTCTTGCGCTCTGGGCTAGATGTTGTGCCACGGCTGGGCAATGTGCGGCATGTTGATGTGCTGACCGACATTACATCTGGCGAGTATGACGCCTTTTGGTTCAGCGGTCACACGACAAAAGACGGGCTACAGTTGACCGACGGGCCGTTGTCGGCATCCGAGTTGACACCGCTCATTCGGGGGCGCTTTGAACTGGTTGTACTGAACTCCTGCGATAGCCAAGCTACCGCACAAATGTTACAGAATGAAACTGAGGCGGCGGTTATTGCGACTGTCGTAGAGGTCCCTGACCGGCTGGCGTTCCAAACGGGGGCGCTGTTTGCCAGGGAATTAGCCAAGACCGGCGACATACCCACAGCCTACCATGCCGCAAAGCCGGGGAACAATCGAACTTACGTGCTGTTGGGCTGGGGTAAAAAAAAAGTGGTTGACGGGCGAACGTTAGATGAGCGGCTTGACCGGTTGGAAGTCGCACTAAACCAGACGCAACACACATTGGCGCGAGTCGTGGCCTTAATGGACGGCGATCCTTCCTATCGTATCGTCGGGATGCCTGACCAACTGGCCGCCTACATCAAGGCCAATGAGGACTGGAAAACGGCCACAGAGCAACGGGTCTTAGGCGCAGAGTCACGCATTAAGAATCTGGAAGATAGCAATAAGCCGATGGCAATTACCCGTGCCACGCTCATCTTCATGATTGTGCTGGGTACCGTCTGTTTGGTGTTGGCATTCATGGCCATGACCTGGATGCAGAGCGCAGGCTAATATGTACCAACTGCTGGCAATGAGTTACTTTATGGCGTTTGTAGCGGCAGTCCTGAAAGCCTGCCGGTATTGGATGGATTACAAACGCACGGGCCATCGGTTCTACTTGGTGGGGGTACCGGCAAACCTAACACTGGCGACGGCTCTGGCGCTCATCGTAGTAGCAAGCGGCAATGATCCTTTGTGGAGTGGGCCGGCGCTGGTTATAGCTATTCGCGCTGCTATTGTCGTCTGGGCGCTGCTTAGCTTTCTGCTTGAAATTCTGTACGGGCGTACCTACTTGGTCGTGACACCGACAACGCCACCGGAAGAGATGGATGTAGAGACACATGGAGATTGACGGATGAGACTAATTACCTGGATTGGCGACATTTACCGAGAGCATGGCTACATTGCCGCTCTCGTAACGATCATTGTGCTGGTGGCGCTGGCCCTTGGCGTCTCACTGGTGGCTGGTATCGACCTACGTGACATTGCCCGTTGGATTAGCGCGCTAGGATAAATCTGTGGCGATCGCACTAGAACAGACTGTAACCGGCTCTACACTGACCGGGAATATAACCTTAACCAGTTGGACACCGGTCAGTAATGAATTGCTGCTACTTTTCATCGCACAACGTGATGAGGCTATTGCGCCATCTGCAAGCGGCAATGGCCTGACCTGGGTAGAAGTCGCCAACGTCGATAACGTCCAAGGCCAAAACGGGGTTAGCGTTTGGCGTGCAATGGGTGCAAGCCCATCTACGGGTAGTATTACTGTTACACTGAGCGGCAATACCCGACCCGCCTTTGCTGTAGCGTGTCGCTTTAGCGGTGTAGACACGAGCGGCACGAATGGCAGTGGCGCCGTCGAAAACACTGGCACTGCCGATGGGCCAGCGGTTGATGACAACGATATGCAGGTATCGGTCACGACCCTGACCGATAACGCATGGGCCATAGCCGTTGGCACCTACCGCAACAACACATTTACCGTACCTGGGGACCAGACGGGCATCAGCACCGGCAACGTTGTAGGAGCAGGCGGTGACACAACTACCTGTTCCGTCTGGTACAAGGCTGTTGCGACAGCCGGTTCAACCACGCTAGGTGGCACAGACTGCTTAGGCGGCGTAGCTGACTGGAGCTGTATTGCCGTCAGCGTGAAACCTGCTGTCACGGGCGTGAATGGCAGCCTGAGCGCAACGCTAGGGGCCGTCACCTCATCCGCGGCCGGTACAGTCGCAGTCACCGGCGCATCTGCCTCAAGCCTGGGCGCTGTCACGGCCTCCGCTGCTGGACAAGTCGCCAACAATGGCGCATTGGCTAAGACGTTCGGCAGCTTAACCGGCAGTGGAGCCGGGACCGTTGCCAACAACGGGGCCTTAGCGAAAACGCTGGGCAGTCTCACGGCCGCGTCGACCGGCGCTGTGGCAGTGGTTGGCGCAAGTAGTCCAACGCTGGGTGCGGCTACACTAAGCGCAGCGGGAACCGTCGCCGCCAACGCTGTCACCGGCTCGGCGGCCATTACCTTGGGTGCTGTCACAAGCAGTGCAGCCGGTCAAGTTGCCAACAATGGCGCATTGGCGAAGACACTTGGCGCTGTCACGAGCAGCGCAGCGGGTGGAGTCGCAGTCAGTGGCGCATCCGCTCCAACGCTCGGCACCCTAGCCAGTAGTGCAGCCGGGGCCGTCGCCATCAGTGGCGCGCTCGCTAAGACCTTGGCGGCTGTGGTGGTAACAGCCGCCGGTGCTGTTGCCAACAACGGCGCCCTAGCCAAGACGCTGGGAGCCTTGACCGCAGCAGCCGCAGGGACGATCACCGATGGCAACGGCGGTGAGCTGGCCGTTACGTTGAGCGCTATCACGGTCAGCAGCGCTGGGCAAGTCGCCATCAGCGGCAGTGCGACTCCTGCCCTTGCTGCTGTCACGGTCAGTGCAGCCGGGGCCGTAGGCACGAACGGGGCGCTTGCCAAGACGCTGGGCAGTCTCGCCCTCGCGTCGACCGGCGCTGTGGGCGTCAGTGGCACGGCAACCCCCACGGTAGGCGGTCTGTCCACTGTCGCAGCCGGGGTCATTGCGACGAATGGCCAGCTTGCCAAGACCTTGGGCGGCGTGACAGGCAATGCAGCCGGGGCCGTCGCTGTCAGTGGGCAAGCAAGCATCACCCTGGGCGCGCTTGCCACAAGCGCAGCGGCACAGGTTGCCGTCAGCGGCGCGCTAGCCAAGACGCTAGGGGCATTGACAGCGGTTGCGGCTGGTAGTATCACCGACGGCAACAGTGGCGAATTAGCGGCCACGATGGGCAGCCTGACCACGGTAGCGGCTGGGCAAGTCGCCATTGCCGGGGCAGTCAGTAAAGCCTTAGGCGCGCTGACCGCAAGCGCTACCGGTGTCCTGCCCATCATCGGCAGTGCAGCCAAGACCCTGGCACCGCTGACCGGATCCGCAGTCGGTGCTGTGACTGTTGCCGGTGTCACCACGGTCACGGTGGGCGGGGTGACGGTTACGGCCGGCGCTGTGGTCACGGTCACGGGCAACGCCTCGCCAACGGTTGGAGGTGTCACAGTCACAGCCGTGGGCGCTGTGGCGATTGTGGGCAGTGCAGCCAAGACGCTGGGAGCCTTGACCGCAAGCGGCACGGGCCTTGTCCAAATCAACAACGTTGATGGAGCTTTGGCCGCAACGCTGGCGCCATTGACCGGTTCCGGCGCTGGGCAAGTGGCCCTGCGTGGCGTAGTCGCAGCGACGTTGGGTGCGCTGACCACAACCACGGCGGGCAGCGTGGCGATTGTGGGCGCGGGTAGTGTGAGTCTAGGGACCATTGGCCTTGAGGCCAGAGGGCTTACCGTGGTGGCGCTCATTGTCACGCACGGGGCAATCTACGGTGTGCGCCGTAGTGGTTCAATTCAAAGTGTACGTAAGACAGGAGAAGTTCAATAATGGCTATTCAATTATCGGCAAGTGTGAGAAACGCAAGATTAGACGCTATCGAGAGTACGATCGGCGTCAGTGCAGTTCTGAAGATCCGCACAGGGGCGGCCCCGGCTGATGTGGCGACCGCCGACAGTGGCACGGTGTTGGCAACCCTGACCCTGCCCAGTGACTGGATGGCGGCGGCGAGCGCTGGTACCAAGGCCAAATCGGGCACCTGGCAGGATGCATCCGCTGATGCAACCGGCACGGCTGCCCACTTCCGTATCTATGCCAGTGATGGCACGACGGCACATTTGCAAGGCACGGTCACAGCGACCGGCGGCGGCGGGGATCTGACGCTCGACAACGTGAGCATTGCCAGTGGGCAGAGTGTCACCATCACCAGCTTCACGCTGACGGAAGCGAACGCCTAACATGGGATTAGCACCAGCGATTGCCGGTGCTACCCGTCCCGGCCAGCGGATCACCTGGCTTGATGGGGATGGAGCGCCGGTTGACCTGACCGGCGCAACCATCACCGGCAGAATGAAAAACAAGAGCAGTGGTCAAACACGTGACATCACAGGCTTGCTGACCGTCACCGACGGGGCTAACGGGGTGTTTACGTGGACGTATGACATTGAGGATGTAGAGACGGCAGGCGGCTATGCTGTGCAGTTCACAGCCGATTATAGCGAAGCGCCAAGCCCTGAGCGCAACGTGATTGCCGCCTGGACCGTGATGGAAGCGCTGTGAACGACCGACATAAGGCTTTTATTGAACAGTACCTAATCAGCTACAACGCCACGGATGCGTATCAGGCGGTCTATACGACGGTGAGCCGTGCCAGTGCAGCCGCTAACGGGTGGCGACTTCTGCAAAGCGCTGATGTGCAAGAGGCTATCAGTCAGCGGCTTGCAGAGACGGCCATGTCAGCGAATGAGGTGCTGATGCGCTTGGCACAGCAGGCCCGTGGCGATGTAGATGATTACCTGGACGACAACGGCAATTTCGACCTGGCGAAAGCGCGCCAAGCCAAGAAAACGGGCATTGTCAAAAAGCTCAAGACCAAAACGACCAAGCGCATTTTCGATGATGAGACCGTAGAGACAGTGGAAGTGGAGTTTGAGCTTTACGACGCACAGGCGGCGCTTGTGCATCTGGGCAAGCATCACCGGCTGTTTGCCGACCGAACCGAAGTGACCGGGGCCAACGGTGGGCCGATTGAGCAACGGGCGAAAGTGGATCATGCCATCGACAGCAGTACAGCCGAAAGCATCTTTGATGTCCTTGCGGCAGCAGGTGTCCTTACAACCGCACCTGATGACGCCAAGGATGACAAAGTACATCCCGCATAGACCCACGGTCAAGCAGGCAGCGTTTCTGTTGTTGCCCCATATCGAAGCCTTCTACGGCGGGGAGCCGGGTGGCGGCAAGTCTGACGCGCTGCTGATGGCGGCGCTGCAATATGCGGATGTACCAGGCTATGCGGCTATTCTGTTTCGGCGAACGTTTCAGGACTTGGCTTTGCCGGGGGCGTTGATGGACCGCTCTAAAGACTGGCTGATGAACACGGATGCCCAGTGGCATGAGTCGCTGAAGACCTGGACCTTTCCAAGTGGCGCAACGTTGTCTTTCGGTTATCTGGAAGCGGAAAAGCACAAGTATCGCTATCAAGGTGCAGAGTTTCAATTTATCGGCTTTGACGAGGCAAGCCATTTCAGCGAGACACAGTACACCTACCTGTTCAGCCGGTTGCGCCGGTTGGCAGGCTCTACAGTGCCACTGCGGATGCGCTGTGCGAGCAACCCGCCAACGTCCAGTGAAGGGCAGTGGGTGAAAGAGCGTTTTGTGTTGCAGCGGTCGGCAAAGCGGCCATTCATCCCTAGTGGGTTAAATGACAACCCGTATCTCGACAAAGATGAATATTTGCGCAGTCTGGACAATCTCGATACGGCCACAAGAAATGCGCTATTTGATTGGTTTGCTTCCGTCGAAGGCTTGGTTTTCAGCGACTTCAACGAAGAGAACTTGACCGACGAAGAGCCAAACACCTTGCAGCCGGTCATGCTGGCCATTGATGACGGTTACTTTCCGGATCCGAGGGCAACCCTGTTTGTGCAGAATAAGGGCAGCTATCTACTCGTGTTTGATGAACTGTACCAGTATAAGACCCTAGAGGAACAGACGGTGGAGGACATTGTGGAGCGGCGCGCAGTGCATAGCATTCAGCGGCCCAAGATAGCAGCGGTAAGCCACGAAGCGCCAGCTTTGCGCACACGGTTGAACAAGGTCAACATCCCGGCGTATTCGTGGCTACAGACGCAAGCTGGCGACAGCGGGACCAGAGTTGCAGCGATTAAGCTCACCCGCAGCATGATCAAGGATGCCAAGGGCCATCGCTCCATCAAGGTCCACCGGCGCTGCGTCAATTTGATTCGGGAGATTACGCAGGGCTACCGCTATCCAGATGGCAAGCACAGTCCAGACGACAGGCCAGAGGATGGCAATGACCACGCCTGCGAAGCCCTAGAGGGGCTGGTGTGGATGTTATACGGCAAAGGGCAGCATCAGAAGCCACGGTCAAAGGAATATTAAAGCATGATGGACAGATACAGTAGCCTGAATCAATATAGTAAATGGCTACTCAATTCAGGTTCTGGGGAAACAGCGGTTGCACCATGCGTTACTCACGATATATGTATGCACAGGCTAAGAGAGACGGTCTTAGAGTGCCAACCGCTTATTGCGCTGCGTAGCAACATCAGTCGGCTGACGATAGATGCCCACCGCAGAGGCTCAATCGAATTTATCAAAATGGACGTTGAACGACTGAGCGGGCGTGTATGGAATCATGCGTTTGAGATAGACGGCGATTTTTATAGGCTGAATTTTTATCCAAAGTTCAAAGTCATTCTTGCTACCCGGATTCGTGCAAAGGTAACCCAATGATTGATATTACCCTGCTCACACCTGAGCAACTTGATAAGTTCATCCACCTGCAAGGGATCATTGCGCGGCAGGAAGAAGAGGCGGCCAAGGTCAAAGCGGCGCGGGATTACTACAGCGGCAATCGCCCCGTGCTCTTGACCCAACGGCAACAAGAATATCTCGGCAAGCAGTTGACCGACGGCGATTTTGCCTTTAACCACAACCTTGTCAAGACCGTGGTGGACACCTTGCGCGAACGCCTTGCCGTGACCGGCTTTACCGTCAATGGCAAATCAGCCGATGACCTGGACGCTGAGAACCCTGACCCCGATGCGCAAGTAGCGGCCTTACTCTGGCAGTGGTGGAAGCACAACCGGATGGACAGCCAACAGATCCGACTCTACCGGCGCACATTGCGAGATGGCAAGAGCTATGTCATGGTTGACTATGACAACACGCATCAGCGGCCGCGCCTGTCGCTCCACGAAGTTGACGATGGCACGACGGGCGTCAACCTGCACCGCAACCCTGAAGATGAGAATCAGGTGCTGTTTGCGTCAAGGTACTTCTACACCTTCAACCCGCTCAAGCCGGGGGTAACGGGCATCCAACGAAAAACGGTCTATTTGCCTGGGGAGATTCGCAAGTACGAGCGGGACAGCATTACCAACATGATCGGCATTGACAACCTGTGGCGCCCTATCTTAGATGATGGCGACCTCTCCTGGCCTATCGCTTGGCGGGATGCGCAAGGCAACAATCTGGGCGTGGCAGCGGTCGAGTTCCAGAATCCCGGCGGCAGTGAGGTGGCGCTTATCGCTGGCCTACAGAATGCGCTGAATAAATCTTGGCTTGACCTGTTGGCGGCAGCGGATACGGCCGGTTTTCCCATCCTGACCATGAACTACAAAGACCCTATGCCGATGCCTATGGGTGTGGCTGATGATACCAACCTGGAAGGCGACGATGAGTTCATTGTGGCCCCTGGGCGTGCGCTGGAAATCTTCGGCGGCAACATCGAACGCATTCCCGGCACCGACCTCAACAACATTATCGAAGCCATTTGGACCATTGCAGCGGCCATCGGCGGGATGACTAGGACTCCGCAGTATTATCTCAAGCCCATCTTAGGCGTGGACGTGCCCAGCGGGGAAGCGCTGAAGCAACTGGAATCCGGCTTGGTGGCAAAGGCGGAAGAGCGTCAACTGGTGTTTGGCGAAGCCTGGGCCGATGTCATGTCTCTTGCCTATCGAGTGGCGCGCACCTTTGGCAATGTGCCAGAGATTGACGAGCCTGTGATCGGTGTGCAGTGGAAGGATGCCAGTACGCGCATTGAAGAGACGGAAGCGAAGGTTGCCCAGACCCACAAAGACCTGGGCGTACCTGATGAAATGGTGTGGGCAAAGCTGGGCTACACACCTGAACAGATTGCACTATTCAAGCAAAACGCCATGTTGCAACGAGCGGCGGAAATCGCCAACATCGTACAGGCGGCACGCCAGCCGACCACAGGAACAGCGAATCAGCAGCAGGGAGACATCAATGCGAACGTTAGTTAGGGGCAAAGGTGAAGAGACAGCGTTATGGTGGCATAGCCAGGTGCTAGACAAGCAGGGGCGCATGTGGAAGTATGGCCGCGCTTGGCTGCGCTGGCCAGGGAATAGCATCGGCGTTTGTTGGTCACTTTTCCGTGAGCGATTCGGGATGCGACTGGCTTTTTCTGACACTGGCGATTACGCTATCGAGGTAGGCATATCACTACCTTTCTTGTTTTCGCTTTGGTTCCACATCGCACGCGCCAAGTGGGTAAAGCGCTTACCCGGTGTCAAGTGGACTGGCAAATGGGGCAGCGGCGACCGAGAAATTTACATCCGCTTCCACGATGGCGCTCTCTGGTGGACTTTATGGCGACATGACAATGACCATAAATCCGGCGATTGGCGTGACTCTAATTTTCACTTTGACGATTTCTTTTTGGGCAGGAATCAGTATTCTGAATCCGAGCGCACGACGCATCATGTTCTGTTTCCAGTGCAAGGCATTGTTTATTCAGCGACGGTAGAACTTTACACCTCCACTTGGAAGCGTTCGCGCTGGCCCTGGCCTAAGACTGTCAACAGAGCCAACGTAGAGGTTGAAACCGGCGTTCCTGTTCCGGGCAAAGGTGAAAACGGCTGGGACATGGAAGATGATGCCATATACGGACTGACCACTGAAGCAGGTACGGTCATGGAAGCGCTTGGCGCTTTTCGGCAAGCGGTTATCCGTCAACGAACAAAGTACGGTGGCGAAAATTGGGAACCATCCGCCGAGTGAGTGAATAATGGACGCTCTTCTTTCCGCCTTGCTTGAAGCGGGGCTAATCGACGCTGACACAGCCGACATCATCCGCCGGCAGAATGACCCAGAAGCAGCGCGCCTGTGGGCAGAGCAGCAGATGGCCATTGCAGCGCAGGGAGCGCTCTCGGCACAGCAGCAGCGGTTAATTTACATGTTGCGGGATACCGACTACCGACCAACAGAGCGTGACGTGGCCTGGTTTTGGGAGAATGAGAACGAACTGCTGTGGGATGCCATGCGGCCACGGATCCTGCAGGTCTTGACCGAACGGGCCACCTTCGCCGCCGTCGTTGGCGGCAATGCTGGTACGTTTAGCCTGGTCAATCAGCAGGTCATCCGCTGGGCAGAAACCTACTATGTTGACCCGTCTGACACGACTTATGGTTCTATTCCGAACCTGAACCTGACCAGCCGGCAACAGTTTGCCGATGTCTTCGCCGCCTGGAACCGGGGCGAGTTGGGGGGACGGCCACAGGGCTTGCCGTCGTTGATTCAGGCGCTCGTTCCGGTGTTCGGCGCTGATCGTGCCGAGCGCATCGCCGTGACCGAGACGACCCGCCTTTTCACCGAGTCGATTCGACAGGCGGGACTTGCAAACCCGTTTACGACAGCGTTTCGGGTGTTGACCGCTAATGATGAGTTGGTTTGCCCAACGTGCGGCGGGGTGGCTAGCCAGTTGGTTGCTAAGACCGATGAGAGCGGCGCAAAGCATCCCGTTCGGGGCAGCATCGGCTATCCACCGTTTCACGTCCGATGCAGATGCGGGATTACGGAAGAAACTGAACAGTCGCTGAAGGTTGGGGTAACTGTTCCGGCGCCGGTTCCACAGGCGCAAGCCGGCGACTCTGCGGCGGCAGAAGAAACGACCGTTGCACCGCTTGGGCCAAACGGTAGGCCGGTAAGCGAAGCATTACAGTTGCCTGCTGCTGGGCGCACACGGGCCCCGATTGCTGACACAATCGCTATGATTGATTCAGTCCATGGCGATGGCACCTTACCCGATTTGCCTATCTTGCAGGGCAGCGCGACCATGAAGCAGCAAGGCTATTACAAATTTGAAGTCGGCACAGGGAAGCCAATTGAAATCAAAATACACCGCTTTGCTGAAAACATCATGAACACCACCGCTCATGAAATTGGTCACTTCATTGACGTGCAAGGCATTGGGCCTGCGGTGCAAAGTAGTCCGGCCGCTCAAGCGCAATTGAATGCGGTCTATGCGGCGTTCAATAATTCGCAAGCAGTGCAACGGCTGAACGCCCTGCTGAACAGAACAGAACTGCTACAGACCCAGGTTGGTGGCGTGACTATCTCAGCAGTGTCCGATCTCAAGTACACAGCCTACCTGCTGGAAAATAGAGAGATTTGGGCCAGAGCCTATGCCCAGTACATTGCGGTAAAAAGCCAGAATCCTGCCATGCTGGAAGAGCTAAAGCGCGAGCAGGCTTATTACTATCCCGTAGCCTGGGCCGATGATGACTTTGAGCCGGTGGTATCGGCCATTGACCAGTTGTTCACCACGTTAGGATGGATGCGATGATCAAAGAATTACTCGACCGTGGCTTGACCGAAGAGGAAATCATCAAAATCTACGTAGAACAGTTTGGCTACACTGAGTTAGCAGCCAGGGAACTGTACGCCATTGAAACTGGCGAAATTGACGGCGACATGATTGGAGTGAGCGACGATGAACCTGTCAATTCGGATTGAGGATAGCGAGGTGCGCGACCTCATCAATCGCACACCGGCTAAGCTGGACGATGCCATGCTGGGCGGCATGAATGACGCCACAGCGCTCTTGTTGCGGGAACTGAAGACGTACCCGTCACCGCCAGCGGGCAGCACCTACAAACGCACACGGGCGCTGTCTAATTCATGGCACAAGGAAATCGAGGGGCGTGGCTTGCAGATCAGGGGCATTGTGGGCAGCAACCAGAACATTGCGCCCCATAACCGAGTGGTACAGGATGAAGTAATGCAAGCGGCTATCCACCGGGGCCGGTGGCAAACAGCGCAGGATGTCTTGCAGCGTAACGAGCAGAACATTAGGGGCATGTTTAATGCCAGAGTGAGGGCAGCCTTAGGATGAGTATGTCGACCGTCGGCAATCATAAACCAGAATTGTCTGAACGGAAGCCCACATTATCCAAAAGAGTGATGCACCTATTGTTGCGTCTATCATCGTTGCAGCCAGGGCGATACGTGTTCATTGTGGAAGTGGCACCTGACAAACAACTAACCTACGAAGAAGCAGCATTACCTTGTAGACAAAATAGCAAACTTGTGCTAGACTAGTTGACATGTTACCGAATCTTTTACAACCAAAGCAACGTCAAGTAGAGGTAGAGTGTACGCAGTGCAAACGAGCCGTGAAGTTGGAACGTTGCACCAAGCAGCGTAAGCTGAGCCGGGATGTGGTCGATGTGGGTATCCTCTGTCCGCATTGTGATCATTGGACGCACAGCTTCTACGAGACGACCGAGGTCAAGCGGCTCAGGGCGCAACTGAATGCGGTCAAGGCCAAAGCCGGGGTGACACCCGATGAAATCAGAGCGGCGCAGGCGTTCTTTGAAGCAGGTTTCAAGCTTGAGCAAGATCGAGTGAAGGCGAGTCTAGCGGGATAGAGCAGTGGTAGCTCGACAGGCCCATAACCTGTAGGTCATCGGTTCAAATCCGATTCCCGTTACCATAAATGGGCTTTGCCCGAATGATGCCAAACCAGCGGTGATGCTTCTCTTCTGTAGGGCTGGTGTAGAGAGAAGAGCTATATAACTTCATAGCGTCATGACGGCGTGAAACGTAGACACACGGCGGCCATGTGGGGAGAAATCCTCATGTGGCCGCCGTTTTTATTTTCCTGCACTTATCTGGGGGTGTTATGGACGAATACGGACGTAAGACCAAGAAGGGCGATAAAAAGAACCCTTACCCGTTTGACAAAAAGAAAGGGAAGTAGAGCGAGATGCTCATCAACAAATGGAACTGGCGTGATGCCGGAATCTTTTTCGAGGCTGACCAGGGATCTGGCAGTGGCGAAAGTGGCACTGATTCTGCCGGTGGCACGACTTCACCGGAGGAAATCAAGGCCGAACTAGAACGCACACGGGCAGCGCTCAAAGCTGCCAACAAAGAAGCGGCTGAACGGCGCAAGAAGTTGGATGACATCGAAGCGCAGGCAGCCGCACGCAAAGAGCAGGAATTGACCGAAGCGCAGAAGGCGGCGGCCCGTGCTGAACAAGCTGAACAAGCTTTGCAGGCGCTAAACGAACGTCATCGCAAAACCACGATCAACAGTGCCATTCGCTTGGCAGCTCGCAATGCAGGCTTTGTTGATCCGGATGATGCGGTGTCGCTGGTGGACCGTTCCGGTTTGGACATTGACGACAACGACAATGTTGACGGTGTGGAAGCGGCGATCAAGGCCCTGGCCAAAGCCAAGCCCCATTTGCTCGCCACCCAGAAGCCCACGGCGCCCAACATCAACGCCAACAGCGGCGGCCAACCTGCTCCTGTCACGGTAGATGCTGTGGTTGCGCAAAAGCGACAATCCGGCATGTACGCACCTCTATAGGAGAGAGACTTATGGCTTTAGTAACACGTAGCGCGAACGCCAGCATGGATGCGTCCACTGGCATGTATGCGCCTCAGATCACCGGCTTGATTGCCGGTGAAAACCTTGACGTGGCCGCACCTTGCTACATCAAGAGCAGTGACGGCAAGTTGTATATGTCGAACGGCACAGCGGCCACGGAGCCTGCGGAGGTCGTCGGCTTCACCCCACGGGCGGCCAAGGCGGGGCAGGCGATCACCTTGTTTGGCAAGGGCGCTCGCTTCCACTACGGATCAGGCCTGACCCCAGGCGATAAGCTGTACATCGGGGCGACCGCTGGACGGCTCGACACCGGCGCGACTACCGGCGATGCCTTAGGTGTAGCGCAGGTTATCACCGCCACCGACATTCGTATCATTCGGGATTCTCACTAATCGGAGGGCTGAGAAATGACGACAGGTACACATGATATTTCGACCCTCCTGGCAACCCGCAATCAATCGGTTGCGCAGTACGGGTTAAACAACATTGTTCCCATCTTGGAACGGGAATTGGCGGCGCACAATGCGCTGGTCACCGGCTTTGTCAGCGACCTTGCTGAGTTCACCACCGACCGCCAACGGAAGTATGGCGTATCGGTTGCTGGCGACATGGAAGAGGTTGACGAGTATGGCCGCAGCCGGACGCAGGTCGGTAAGCCTGGGGATACGGTGGGCTTTCCGCTCAAGCTCTATCAGTTCGCCATCGGCTGGACACGCAAGTGGTTTGAGAACAAGACGCCGGCTGACCTGGCCACTGCAACCCAGGCGGCGGAACGTGCCCATCTGCGGGCGCTCATGCGTGACATCAAGCGCGCCTTCATGTATAGCGCCAACTACACCTTCACCGACTTCTTGGTCGATAACATTGACTTGAGCGTGAAGCGTTTGGTTAATGCCGATTCTGCCAACATTCCTGAAGGGCCGAATAACGAAACCTTCGACGGGGCAACCCATACTCACTACCTGGCGCGGGCGGGTGGCTCTCTGGCCGCCTCTGACGTGACGGGGGGCATCAACACGCTGGTTGAACACGGTCAGGGCAATATGGTCAAGCTGGCCATCAACAAGACCGATGAGACCGCATTTCGGGCCTTGACCGGCTTTATCGGTTATCCTGACCCGCGCATTGTCTACCGCAACACCGATACCCCTGGCACGACCCTGGACATTACGCGCTTGGACAATCGGGCCATCGGCATCTTCGGCGGCGCCGAAGTCTGGGTTAAGCCGTGGATGCCTGCCAACTACATCTTCATTTGGGATGCTGGCAGTGACAAACCGGTGATCATTCGCCAACGCGCCAACGGGACACAACCAGGGCTACGCATTGCCGGTGAGAATGACGCTTTCCCCCTGCACGCTCAGTACATGGAAGCGGAGTTTGGGGCGGCGGTCTGGAATCGCACGAATGGGGTAATGCTCTATTTCGGGAACACCTCTTACGCCGATCCGACCTTGAACTAAGTCCGCAACGGATAGCACATCCGATAAGGGAGAACTGACACATGAGTGAAACCATTCCAGGGGGCTGCTACCTGAACAGTGACGGCCAAGGCTACCACGATGCGAACGGCAACCCCGTGAGCAAGGAGAACGTGGAAAAGTTCTTAGCCATGCGTGCTGTAGCCGCTGACCAACAGGCGCGACTTGATGCGCAACTAGCAGCGCAAAATCTCACCCCGGCGCAATTGCTGGCGGCGCTACTTGCCACTCAGCAAGGCACGGCCACCGACGATGCGCCCACAAAGGCCAAAAAGTAATGTACGGCAGCATTGACGGGATCATGGCCCTTGCCCCGGCGGTGGGCACTATCGACAACGATAGCACCCCCAACACAGGGCAGGTGGAAGAGTGGCTCAGCGAAGGTGCGGCACTAATCCATGGTGCGCTGGCCGGGGCCGGGTACGCTGTGCCCGCTACACGCACAGCGGCTGTCTACCCGTCGCTGCGTGCGCTCGAAAACCTGTACGCGGCGGCCTACACGCTCCGGGCGCGTGGCCTTGACGTGGTGCAAGGTAGAGAGGAAACCCGGTCAGAGATTTACCTGAAAGACTTCTTTGACCGGCTCAAACTTCTCACAACTCAAGACCTGACCGCATTAGGCCTGATCTTGCGCACAAACCCCACAGTCGCGACACGGCGAGGCGTGCGGTCAATGCAGTTGCGGCGCGTAGACGGCTACAGCGCAGCGTACAGCGGCATAACCGATGATCCGGATAGTGTGAGCGAATGACCACCGTTACCCAGATTAAGCAGGCGCTAAAGGCTTTGCTTTCCACGATCACCGATGTGGACAAGGCAACCATTGACAGCTACTTGCCCCCGGTGGAAACCAAATACATTGCCCTGGTAATTCCGCCGTTTGGTCAGCAGACACGAACGGAAGTGCTGACCACGGGCGGCTCTAAGTTCGTGCCAGAGCAGAAGACGGTCATGGAGAGCCTGCGGATCCGGTGCGAGTTCTGGGTAAAGCTGGATACGGCAAGACTACCGCACACGCTATCTAGGGCTTCCGACATCCCACAGGAGGCCATCGCGCTGCTATTTGCGCATCCGACGCTGAACGGTACGGTTGACCGCATGGGCAACTTTGGCAGTGGTTCAGACCGACAATCAATCGACGCTGAAACGATAGACCGGCCGATCGAGATAGCGGGCATCCCGTACATTGTAGTGTCTGTGATTGTGCCTGTCATCGCTTATGCAAAGGAAGACTAGCATGGCAAAGAAGAAAGAAGAAGGTCCTGTCACACAGGATTACATTTGCCTCGTGACCATCAGCAGCTTGGACGGCAACGAGCGCTGGACACCGGGCAGCAAAATTGCGCTGACCGATGAAGCAGCGGCCATCCATCTGCGGCTGGGGAACGTGGCGCCGTTGGACAATACCAACCCGCCCACTGTTGAAGTGGGGCCGGCTGTCATCATTCACACCGCCGAATCGACGGCAGAAGTGAAGGCTGACTAATGGCAACATTGACATCAGTGAAACCAACCTTCGCCGGGGTACTGTTGGGCGCTGTGGCCGCAGCCGGTGGCGGTGATAAGTTCTTGAACGATGGAAACGTGCTGCTCTACGTCAAGAACGGCAGCGGCGTTTCCATCAACGTGACCGTAGTCGCCTCAAGTACGCCTGGGGGCTTGACGATCACCAATCCGGTGGTGGCGGTGGCAGCCGGCGCTGAGAAGATCATCGGGCCGTTTGACCCGAAGTACTTCAACGATGCCAGCGGCTTTGTGAACCTTACCTATAGCGCTGTGACTTCGGTCACAGTGTCTGTGATTCAGGAGTACTAAACATGGCACAAACAACAGGAGCCATCGGGCAGGGGCTGTTCGTGGCGGAGGTGTCCACCAACGGCTCAAGCTGGGCCAACATCAGCGGACAGGCCGCACAGGTCACACCTTCAGGCGGTGATCAGCTCACCGGCTCGCAGAACACCGCAGACGGCAGCGCGCCGGTCGTGGTGGGAAGTAACAAAACGGAAGCGGTGCAGGCTGAAGTGCGCATCCTCTACACCGAGGTGAGCGGCGAAGCGTTCCGTGTGGTCAAGGCAGCGTTCGACGGGTCCAACAAGGTTATCTATTTCCGTTATGCACCCAAGGGCACCGGCACGGGCAACAAGCGGTATTTGGCCGCCGACAACGCCAACAACGCTTTTCCTTGCCCCATCATTAACTGTATGCCGCCTGACCTGGATGCTGGCAGCGGCGATCCGGCGATGGCCAGCTTTACCATCATCTTTCCCAAGTGGTACGAGGAGACATTGCCGTAATGGAAACCGAAGTTAAGGAAGGCGAAATCGTCCCTGTTGATGATGTCGAAACCGAAGACAGCTATCAGGTTGACGTGAACCTGCGCAAGATGACCTGGGGCGACAACATGATTCATGTGCGCTTCATGTTGCTCACAGAGACGATTGGCGACACGAGCGATAAGGCGGATCCCAAGGCGCGCGTAGCCGCGCTGAAGGAGTTGCTGGAAGGTTTCGATGAGCTTACCGCCTATCTGACCCGTGTTGCCAAGGTCAAGCGCAACGGTGAGCGTATCCATATCAAGGATGTGCCCCAGGCGTTTATCCCTGAAGTCATGGCGGCCATTGCCGCCGCTCAGAAGTCTGGGCGCACCGCAAAAAACTGAGATACCGGCTCTTTGAACACCTTTGGACGAACGGCAAGCAACCCCCAGAGTATCTGGAGCTACAGCTTTGCCGAGAGTTCCACGTCTTGCCGTCCCAACTGCGCAAAGAGCCGGTGCGCAACGTGCAGCAGATTCTGACCATGATGGACGTAGAGGCGAAGGTTGCCAACATGAAAAAGAAGTCACGCAATGGCCGATAATATCAAAATTGTGATTGACGGTGAAAACAAAAGCGGCAACGCATTCAACAGTGCCGAGAAGGGCATCGACAGTCTGCACGGCGCCGCTGGCAACCTGCAAGCCAAAGCGCTGGGGCCGCTCAACAACATGATGGGCAACGTGCTGAAGCTCAGTGCGGGGGCGCTTGCGGCTGGCATTGGCGGTCTGACGGCCGTCATTGGCAGCAGCGTCAAGGCCAGCATGGACATGGAGCAACAGCTTGCCGACATTAGCGCATCAATGGGCGCGTCGGCGGATGAAACGGGCGAGCTGAAGAAGCTGATCAACGACCTGGGCTTTGACCCGAAACTGAAAGTGTCGGCCACCGAAGCCGCCGACGCTATCGGCACGTTGGGTACGGCTGGCCTGTCGGTCGATGAGATTCTAGGCGGAGCGGCGCGCAGCACGGTCTTGCTGGCCAATGCGACCGGTGCAGACTTTGCGGATGCGGCGGCCATCGCGACCGATGTCATGGCGCAATTCAACATCAAGGCCGAGGACATGGCCTCAGCCGTCAACGGCATCACCTCCACCACCATTGCATCCAAGTTTGACATCAACGATTACAAGCTGGCGCTGGCCCAAGCGGGTGGTGTGGCGGCCACTGTCGGCGTGGAGTTTGACGACTTCAATGCCACCATTGCCGCTATCTCGCCTTACTTTGCCAGCGGTAGCGACGCTGGTACAAGCTTCAAAACATTCCTGCAACGGTTGGTTCCACAGTCGAACGAGGCCACCGATGCGATGCGCGACCTGGGTCTGTTCACCGGCCTAACCAAGCAAGAGTTCAACGATACGCAGGACAAGATCCAGAAGGTACAGGCGCAGATTGCTGCACTTGACCCAACGGCCAAAAACTATACCGCACGGGCCGCAGAGTTAAACGACAAGCTTGCTATCATGCGGATGTCGTTGGTTGAGGGTAGCAACGCCTTCTTTGACCAAAACGGCAACATGAAGTCGATGGCCGAAATCAGCGGCATTCTCAATAAGGCAATGGCCGGCTTAAGTGAAGAGCAGAAGAATGCCACGCTTTCCACTATCTTTGGCAGTGACGCCATGCGCGCCGCTGCCTCTATCGCCGGGATGACGGAAGAGCAGTTCTTGGCGCTCAAGGCGACGATGGCCAAAACCGATGCGGAAGAGTCAGCCGCTAAGCGTATGGATACCCTCTCCGGGGTCATGGAAATTCTGTGGGGCGTGATTGATTCGCTCAAGCTGCAGATCGGTGATGCTTTCATTCCGGTTTTGCGTGCGCTGGCTGAAAATTTCACCGAGCAGGCGCAGATTCACGGGCCGCGCGTGGTCGAAATGTTCCGTCTGTTTGCCGAACAATTAGCCGCTGTGATTCAGTACCTGCTGGCCGTTATCACCGATGGCGACCGCATGAATGATTGGTTGACCCACATGACGCCAGAGGTGCGCAATGCGGTGCTGGCCACACTATCTTTTGTTGATTCGCTCAAAGCGGTGGTTGCCAACATCATCAGCTTTATCGACTGGATCGGTGGCGTGCAGACCATCCTGAAAGCCTTTGGCGTGCTGCTGGCCATCTCTGTGGTTGCGCAGGTCGTGACCTTCGTCGCAGGTATCGTTTCAGCCGTTAGCGCTGTGGCGAGCTTTGTGGGGGCGCTGGGTGTCGCCGCACCTGCGCTGGGCGTCGTGTTGGCGGCCATCGGGCCGGTGATTGCTATTGTGGGCGCTTTGGGTGTAGCGGCCTACGCACTCTATCAGGCGTGGCAACACAACTTCCTGGGCATCCGTGACATCACAGCGCAGGCGCTGGAGTGGGTGCGTGGGGCCATTGCCAACTTCCCGCAGACGCTGGCCAACATTGGCGACGCCATGTATTCGTGGGCCAATTCTGCCATGACCAAGATGCGCGATGGGTTCCTGGCAGCCAAAGACTGGGTACGCAACGGGCTTGATCAGGTGATGGACTTTGTTCAGCAAGGCCGTGACCAACGCTCGGGACCGTTCGCACAAAGCCTGTATGACATGGGCAATAGCGCCTTCACCAAACTGGGGCAAGGATTTAATGCGGCCAGCGGTATGGTGACAGGCGAGTTCAACCGCGTCATGACCGACGTGCAAAATCAGGGGGCATCCTTCGCTGCTGGCGCTTTCGCCGGTCGTCTGTACGAGTCGGCGCGTGGGGCCATGTTGCGCTTCGCGGAGGGCCTGCGCAGTGCAGCGCCCAACCTGGCAGGCGATATGAATGCAGTGCTAGGCGCCATGACCAACGCATTCAACGGCACGATGGACAGCTTCCGTAACCACGTTTGGGGTGTCATGGTCGATGTGGGCAGTCGTATTAAGGGCGCTCTGGGCAGTGTGAACTTAGGCGGCATCATGAGCGGGGCCATCTACGGCATCATTGATGAGTTCAACAAGATCATGGACAACTTCCGCAACCACGTCTGGAGCGTCATGAGCGGTATCGGCGGGCGCATCGGTGACGGGTTGGCAGCGGGTATCAGGGACAGCATGGGGGCGGTCAGTAGCGCCCTGAACTGGATTACGTCGGTTGCGCCGCAGTGGGTGCGCGATGCGCTGGGCATCCATTCGCCTTCCACTGTGTTTGCTGACATCGGTTCTAACATCATGGCCGGTTTAGCCGAAGGCATCGCCGGGGCTACAGCCATGCCAGAGATGGCTTTGGCGGGGGCTACAGGCGGCATGATGGCAGCGCCAACCAACAACGTCAGCCGCACGGTCAATAACAACTATAGCATTACCAACCAAGGCGCAACGGCAACCGGTGACCCCATCGAGCAAGTCAGAGCGCTACGCAGTGCATACGGGGGGACACGCTAAATGGCGACGTATGAAATCATTCAACCCGACGCTGCCAACACGACATACAATATCAGTGATGGCACCTATTGCCAGTTGGTTTATCCAAATGGTATCAGCGGTATTGGGTTGCCGCAGATTACCCGTGACCTGCAACGCCATCCCAATATTGAGGGGGCCATTGACCACGGCTTCACGCTCAGCCCGCGCGAGATTATTTTGAATCTTTACTTCAATGTCAGCAGCGCGTCCGCAGCCGCAACCAGGCGCGGCAACATCTATAAAATTTTTCGCCCCTTCCAAGATCCTCTCAAGCTCAAAGTGACAAAAGACGACGGCAGCGTTCGTCACATTGATGTGCATACGATTAGTCTGGATATGCCATCAGCCGATGCAGTTGGCACGGATCAAATGTTCACGGTGCGTTTGTTGGCACCGAATCCCATCTGGTATGACCCCACTGGGGTCACGCTAAACGTCACACCGCTGGGGGCGCCGTGGTCAACCAACTTGACCTACACGGGCAACTGGGATGAATACCCGATCATCAATGTTTATGGTGAAGTTGTCGATTTCAGCATGTACTCCATCATTACAACGGCCAGTGACACAACGACTTATGCCACTGGCTCGTTTGACATTCCGGCGGGGGATATTTTTACTTTTGATTTGCGTCCAGGGTACAAGACTGTCAAGAATGCGGCCGGGGTCAGCCAACTCGGTAGCGCCATTGCGCAGAACACGTTTGATTTTCTGTTTGGTTTCCGGCTGTTTCCTGATCCGATAGAATCCGGTGGCGTCAATCAGCTAATAGGCAACTATACATCAAAAGACGGGACGCATAAAATTCAGTTTGTTTACTATCGCAGGTTTCTGGGAGTCTAATGCGTTTCAAATACTATGTAAAGACAGCACCACCAGACGCTGGCGTCAATCAGGTCATTGATGATTTTATCAGCTTGAGTTATACCAAGCGATTAGATGAAGCTGGATTCGCTACGCTAGTCTTGCCACGAGAACATGTTGCAGCAAGCAATCTGGACCTTGATAGCTTTGCGCTATTCTTTCGCGGGCAAACGCATGATGCTGTGGGTGTAGACTATTATCAGGATTTCGATGGGATTTGGCGGGGCAACATTCGGGAAACTACCACATCTGGGCGCAAAACGGTAACGCTTTACATCCCTAGCTCCCTGTCACTGATTTCCCGTGAGATTGTGGCGTTCAAGGCGGGGGTGGCGAATCGTTCAACCTGGAGCAGTAAAACTGTTGCGCAGATTTGGTCAGACGTGCTGACATATAACTTTATTGCACCGGACGTACAGCGACTGTTGGGTTTTACCAATCTGGCAGGTGGCACCGTTGACCGCATTTCGTTCGACGCCGCGCCTACTGGCCCTACTATCGACTATAATGCGGCTTACAGGAATTGCCTATCGGTTTTACAAGAGCTTGCCGATATTGGCGATTTTCATTTTTACGCACGTTCGAACGCTGCTGTCTCTTTCGGTGGAATCATAGATGATTACCAAGTTATACAGGTTGAGGTGAACCCCGGCACCGATCGTAGCACCACGGTCACCTTCGCCCTGGAGCGCGCAAACCTTGTCAGTGTTGACCTGGACGAGAGGCGCATTAATGAGCCAACCAAGGTGCTTGTGGGCGGTCAGGGTGAAGGCACGGCGCGCACGGTCAATGTCCGCACGTCGGCAGAGTACTCCACCATCAACCATTCCGAGATGTTTATTGACGCACGGGATCTCGCCACATCTGCGGCGCTTGATGCCAAGGGTGATGCGAAGCTGGCAGAGACAGCGTACAAGCCGCGCTTCACGTTCCGAGCAAGCCAAGCCCCTGGCAGCTATTATGGCCGTGATTATTTCCTGGGTGATTTGGTTTATGTGCGCTACGAGGATGCCGGCTTCACTCAGCGCATAGTGGGCGTTACTGTGGCTGTGGATGAGGATGGCAAAGAAACTATAGAACTGGATCTCGATGATGCGTGATTCTTCCTTTGATTCACTGTACCGAGAAATCGAAGCCCTGCGCAAGCGTCTTGAAGCGCTGGAAATCAAAGAGCTAACCGCTGATGCCGTGGCAAACTCGCAGTTGGCGAACATGGCACAAGCCACCATCAAGGGGCGTGCCAGTGGCGCTGGTACTGGTGATCCGACCGACTTATCAGCGGCGCAAGTGGCGACCATCATTAATAGCTCGCTGAACCACACGGCGCTCACCAACATCGGCACAAACAGCCATGCGGCCATTGATGCCCACATGTCTAGCACCGCTTCACACGGGGCCACTGGTGCGGTTGTGGGCACCACCAACGCACAGACCCTGGACAATAAAACGCTGTCGAAGCTACTGCTCAGTCGCTCCGATCTCACGCTGGCCAGCGACGCTATCACCGTCACGGGCTGCTATCACCGGGTAGACACCCAAGGCGGTGCAGCAACCGACGACCTCGCCACGATCAGCGGGGCAGCGGCGGGGCAAATCATCATCCTGCAAAGCGTGGCCTCTGCCCGCGACGTGACGGTGAAGAATGGCACTGGCAACATATTTCTGTCCGGTAGTGATTTTGTGTTGGACAACAGCCGGGATTTCATTGTGCTGATTTGCACCGGCGGGGAGCTTAACGAGATTTGTAGAAGTAACAACGGGGCATAGCTGACATAAACAGCGCCATGTCAGCCGGTGGTCAAAATCCTATTATTGTGGACACGAAAAAGCGCCGCCTATGTAGATACCTACACAAGTGGCGCTTTATTCTCTAGCGTATATGGCTTAATTAAATAGCCAACTTATCAATCTAAGTTGGATACTTGGCATTCACCCAAGCCTGAAAGTGGAGCAGTTCAACATCAATCAAGGAGCCGTCTTGCTCCAGTTTTGCAACCGTGTAGTCATCAATCAGAATTTGCAGCACCTTCCTCAACTTATCAACACTCACTAAAGTGTCGCCAATGCGCTGGTAGGGGCTTGGCTTATCTACATGCTGCTTTGCGGCCGCGTCAATGATGGTAGCCATAGCCCGTGCTGTCTCTTCAAATCCTGGCATCTTAATATCCTCTCTCCCTCTTTACTCTCATCGCCTGCTTCGTCCGGCTGGTCGTATGTCTGTGGTGAAACTGTCCGCAAAACCGGCAGCGGTAAGCTTCGGTTCTTGAGCCTGTCCGCTTACGTAGGCTAATGCTGGCACTGATAGCTGCGTCCATCGTTGGATAGCTGCGCTTATTCTCACAAGCTTTCCGTCTCAGGTGTCGTTTGCTTGCCATGATCACCTCCTTCGACTAAACCCCACAATACAACCTTATCATTCAGCTTACCCACCACAGTGAGCGTTTTGGCCTCGTGGCACGTCGTATAGATGATGTCACGTTTGACACCAAGCGCTTGGCTCAAGTCGCTTGACGACGATGGGCCGTTCTGGGTGATGTGCTGCTCAATTCGTTCACGGATCGTTGGCTCTCGTGGCGCTTGCGGGTCTGGCTGTTTCTGTGCTGCCAACAAGCGCCACTTGTTATTTGTTGCCCTGTCAGTTGCTGGTTCTAGCAACTTGCCGTTGTATCGAAATAGGGTGTTTTTAACTTGCCCATTAGTCAGACCCGTCGCTCTAACAATCTCTGGCAAAGTCAGCAATTACCAATTCATAGACTACGGTTTTCCCAATCGTTGGCGCCGGTTCTGGCGTGTTCAAACTCATACTTCTTCTTTCCTCGCGAATCCAATACGATGTTGTTAAAATCATCCCTAACGCAATAGGAACGCCACCACGACGCTCTGCGTTTGCGCGTGTGCGTTTGGACGTTGCAACGCGTGGCGGCCCTCCTATTGGCTCACAGCACTTTTAATACTTCCCGAATATCGCGCCCATCAATCCCATTCCCGATAGCGTCCCAGCCGGGCGCCGCCTCACGGGCAAACAACTCGACGCGTGGCACGTCACCAAGTAAGCGCACCAGGCGATCCCGTGCTTCTGGCGGCTTGGCCGAGTGTGCGCCCACGGGTGCATGAATGAGCGCCCTCACGCCAGCATCGACGCGCTTGGGCTTGCCCTTGATGGCAAATAAACACGCCTCCGGGTTTGCCCTGGTTAAATTTCCCATCCCAAAGTGATCTTTCCCGTTCTTTGTGAGCTTGTGCCATAAAAAGCCCATCATATTAAACAGGGTAAAGCCCCAGGCATCGACCACCTCGATTGCTTCACGCGCCTGCGGCGGCACCCACCACATGGCCAGCAGACAATCTTCGTCGGCGATGTTGGCCACAGGTAAAGCCTTAATATCGGCCAGGGTCATCACCGGGTATTTGTGGCACGCACCCCGCTTGCCGGCGCTGGCCTTATCCCGATACTGCCATGCAGGATCGGCGTAGATGATCTGATATTTCACTTGCCACCCCTTTGCATTAGTCTCCGCTGTAGTTCGTAAAAGGCGGCTGGTGTTTCTGGCATCCCTGCCGCTTTGAGTAACGTGCGATGTGTCAATCACAATCTGTGCAGCCCTCAGTCTTGTACCAATCTTGTTATAGGGCGCCAGGGCATCGCTTAGGGCTTCCATTGCACTATCCCCCAGGGCAGCCAGCCGACGCGATAAGCCGGCCACCGCGGCCGCTTCAGCATGGCGTAGCATCGCCATGAATGCCGGATCGTCAATGGCTTTTCTGCGATAGCGGCCAACACTTGGGATTTGATTGAGCCATCTTTTCGCACCGTAACGCGACCGTCGGGGCGCTCGTACTCTACCATGACTTGCAACCCCTTCATCTGGGGCTGAAAATCATCCATCGGATTGCCCGTGTAACCGGGGGGCAATGTGGACAACTGTCGTTTGGGCTTCTGGCGCTTTGGGCGAGGCTGGGGGATGAAAACCACGCCATCTAGGAGCGTTCCATCGGGACGTTGCAAATACGTCTCTCCGTGGCACCTGACAAGCTCAGCGAGAAAATCTTTGTAGTCACAGCGTTCGATGTATGGGATCGGCTTAAGTTCCTCCGGGCCTAACATCAATTCCGTTATCGTTCATCCCCGCTTCCGTTGATAGAGCCACGCAGGGCACGGCCACGTAGTTCGGTCAGGTTGACAGCGGCAATGCCGTCAAGGTTCAGGCCCAGTTGGGTGGCAATCTCGGCGATGTACCAAAGACAATCGCCAAGTTCTTTTATCAGTGCGGCTTTGGCCTCTGGCGAAATCTTTCCTTTGCCGTCTCTATAAATCTTCTTGACCTTGTTGGCAACCTCGCCAGCTTCACCAGATAAGCCAAGCACAGCATAGGCCAGCGTGTCATTGCCAATCTTGGTGTTCTGGCTTGTCTCGTGTGCCTCTTGTTGATATTCAAGAAAAGTCATGTTATTTTCTTCCTTTTGTACGCTCTTGGTTCAACTTGCTGACCAGCATAGCGGCAATGGCGCCGTAGCGGTCGGGAAAAGCGGCAATGATGGCCTCTGCGATTTCCATCGTGCTGACATTCGCTGGCAGTTTTGCATAGCCGTTGGTCAGGTTCGTGCGATGCCATTGCAGTTCAGCTTGCAGGCGGTCTATCTTCTCCTGCTGCGCTTGGATATATTCGCCGGTGTCAATGTGTTTGGTCATGGTATTCCTTCCACGGATCATCGCCGGAAATTTCGATATACATTTTCTGCAATGCATCTCTGATGGATAGCAGGCCGCCGCGCATACCTTCAATGTGTATCTGTGGCTTAACTGGTAGCTGTGACGCTGCCACTAGATTATTGGCCTGGTCAGCTAGGCGGCCTAGTTCTTCAAGTTGTTCCTCTGTAATGTTCATACTGTTCCTTCCTTCTATATTGCGCCTCTACCCGCTCCACGAGGCGCTGTATGGTCGTAGCTGCGATTTGGTACGATGGTTCGATGATTGCTGATGTTATGCACACAGTGAGCAGCGGCGGCGACCTGGGTCAACTTACTTTCTGACTACCGGCAACCACACGTAATGCTGTGGCAGCGGCAAAATCACGGGCGTTCCTGTCGGGGTTGGTGTTGGTCGGCGCGTTACCGTCGGCGTGGGCAGTGGTTCCGGTGTATCCGTTGGCACAAATGGCGTCAGCGTTGGCACCCATTCCCATGTGGAACTAAATTGCGGCGTCTCCGGTGGCACCTCTTGCGCTTTCGCTGCGCTCTCCAGGGGCAACCAGAAGAGCAGGAAGAGCAGCACAACGATGGCAAAGGCGATAGTAGCGATGTTGTAACGCTTGCTGCAATGCGGACACGGGCCGCCTGTCGTAGTGGGGTCGTAAAACTGGCCGCACGTTGGGCATTTGGCGAGGCCCATACGCACCTTGCTTAAATCTCTCGTATGGAGTAGCATGTCCACAGATCCTTTCGGCTAAACTGGTAAGGGTCTACGTGGCCTGGGTGCTGTCACACCCAGGCCACAACAATAAACTATCTGACTAGCAGCGGCTGTGTTACCGGCTGCCCTGTACTATCCAGACGGATGGCATCAATCATTACATCGGCATTGGTGTCTTCTGCACTCCACTTCTGCGGCCTCGCCGGATCACGCTCATGGTTTGCATCCTTCGCTATATTCTTTGCCTTCGCTCAACTGCTCTACGCACTCTTGGCACTGCGCTGTCAGGTACAGGATGGTTTGTTCAAGCTCGCCAATGCGCCTGTCCTTCGTGGCTATTTCGTTGCGCAGCGCCTTGATTAGTTCGCTGTTGCGTTCAAGGACATCGTGCAACTTATCGTTTTCGTTCATTCATCTCTCCTTCTCAGGGTCGGGGGAACCCTGTCCAACTACCACAACCAAGGCTGCGTACTCTCGCTGTATCCCGGCTCTTCACTCAGCGGCAAGTACTCGCACTCTTCACGATCTGCCCAGCGCTCTTGCGTAGCAGCCGGGGCAGCGGTGGCCGCTAGAAAACTGAGTTCCCCGGCGAAGTTCCAGCCGTCTGCCTTCGCTTTGCTCCAGTCGGCTTTGGGCAACTCGCCACGGCGGAAAGCAAGGCGACCAGCTTCAAAATCGGTGTGCCGCTCATCACGAGCGGCTAAGACACGGTTGACCTCTGGCGTTGCGTCAATCGGCTTGACCGGGGCTAATTTGTTCGATATAATGATCATGTTAGGTTTCCTTTGTTCTGAGCGCTGTTCTCTATGTCCGTAGAGAGCGGCGCTTTTACTTTGCACGAGGCTTTGTCGCGAAGGCGAAGGCTGCGATAATCACAGCCCCTACCAGCAACTGACCAACCACTGGCGCTGCCATCGCACAACAGCCGATAACCATCGGCATCACTGCCATCAGCAACGGGAACGCAACAACCGCTGCGGCCACCGCCAACAGCGCATACAGCCAGCGCATATCCGGCTGCGGTAGAAAATAGGTTACAGCTAACATTTTAGACTCCTTCTTTGAAATAATTTTTAGACAATGGGCCGAGCGGGAATTGAACCCACACTTCCGTCTACAACCGCATCATCTGCATTAAGTCACTCGTGACCGAGTGACGGTCGTACTGCGACGTGTTCTTCCGATTAAACTATCGACCCAAGTAAACTGCGCACTCTGCCAGGTGATTCCAACCAGTGACCTCGGCCTAGCCTGGTTGTACTGCCCTGATGCGCTATTCGTTTGTAAAAGTGCGTAACTAAAAGTTATTTTATCAACTTTTGAGAATGAAGTCAATCGTCAATATTAACCAAAAGTTATTAAAATCGATACATTTTCGTAAGGCGGCATAAAAACATGCACAATCGTAACTAAAGGTTATTTATCGTGAGGTAAGCCGCTATGCAGGAGATCACTTCGTCAACACTGTCCCAGATAATGTGACAGGCATAGCCAGCGGCGCGCAGGTCTGCGATGGTGTCTAGCTGCTTCTGTGAAGGCTTGCCGTCGCCGGTCTTGAGTTCGATGAAGAGGCCGCCGTACTTGCCCTTAGGCACGGCAAGAAAGAGGTCAGGCACGCCACCTTTGACGCCAGGTGTCTTGTGGCTGTTTTCGTTGGGAATGTGGAAGAGCAGGTTGTATTGTGGTGTGGTGAGTGCTTCCCACTGGGCCGCCTGAATGACGGCGGCCTGAAATTCTCGCTCAGTACGCCACATGCGAACGGCGGCGCGTTTCGGTGTAGCGGCTTTGGTCAGTTCAGCCGGCAATGCCAGGTGCTTATTGAGTTCAAAGGTGTGATCCGAAACGGGAACGCCTCTAATCGTGGGCATTGGTCAATCCCTCAGAAAATCAACGATTTCGCTCCAGCGCTGCTCAGCAGATTCTAACAACTCAATTTGCTCTGCCTCTCGCTCTACGATCTCCTGATAAGCACCTTCGTCACGTATGCCGACGATGGCCCTACCGATGAGGTCTGCAATCACCTGTGGCTCCAATGCATCTAGTTCCCAGGACTCATGCCCATAAACTTCTACGTACTTAGCAAATCGACTGTCAACTTCTTTAGCGGGGTTTGGTGGTGGATTGTACTGCTCAATCTGGTTCATATTGAGTGCAAGGCGTTCGATTTCTACGCCCCCCATGAACATCGCCAGGCGGTCAATGTGATCACGGGTCATGTCGATTCCAGATGGGTCATGGTCACCAAGATAGAAGATTACGGGAACCTGTCCAGCATCCTGATAGCGTAGAAGGCGGCGCCCTGCTTCCCATTCTTCGGATTGCGAATTGTAACCACGGCAAGAGAAGTATGGTACGTCCAGACGATTGCAAACGCTTGCCAATACTCCTTCAAGCGCTGCCTTCTCTACCCATACTTCGGGGCGGTAAGCTTGCCCCTCCCACTTGTCAAGCCGAAATGAGTGGCGCGCTGACCGGATAATATCAGACGGATTTTCCCAATGACTCAAGGCTTGCAGGTTTCTCCCACGATCTTCGATAGCTAGCCAATCGATAAGACCGGCCAAACGTGCGTCATTGACAATAGATCCAACCCGCTTATAGCTACGCTCAGTGTTCTCTATGATGTTTCTCGACACAAGCTGATAGTACAGTTGGCGCAATGTGAGCTTGAATCCTTGCGCCTGATAGTCTTCGATGATAGTGTTACAAGTTTCTATCAGGGCAAAGCTAGAAGCGCTGAACTTTCTTTCTATATAGGCGATTTTAGGCATGATTAACCTTCTTTTTCATCTAGGCCGGTGCGCCGTGGACTTGAACACTATCAGCAGTGACGACCTGTCACTGGTCCCGGCTGACCACAGTTGCACACCGGCTCACGGTAGCGATAGCCTAGCTAATTAGAACGCTTCTGCAACCAGTTCACCTTCGACGGGTTCAGCGGCGGTCGGTTGAGCCTGCTTCTTTTGCATCTGGTGATGATAGAAGGCGGTCAACACCTCGGTTTTGTTCTGTGTGGTCAGGCGGCCACCAAAGTGGGTGTCAACAATCTTCTTTAGGCTGTTCTTTGCCTCAAAGTCATTCTTGCAGGCGCCGATGTTCACCGCCCATTCCTTCGCTACTTCTGCCGAATTGTTGGCGTTCAACCACTCGGCAACCGTGGCCGGCATTCCGGTAGCGGTCGTCACTACATCGCCGTCGTCCTCATCTTCATCGAAGGAAGTGGTCAACATGCGGCTCTCGTCCATCGTCGCACCGTTCACGGTCAAGGCTGCCCGGTGCATGGCTTCCAGTTGCAGGCTAGCCCATACCGGATCAACCTCGATACTGAGTAGCCACTTCTCACGCCGTGCGCGCTTGCCGTCTGGGGTGGGGGTGCTAATCTCGACCGGGGTACGCTTCAGGATGAACGGAATGCCACGAAGGTCACCACGAAGGAACTCAACCGCCTGTAGATTTTCTTGCAGCCGAATGATGTCATTGATGCTGTGCGTCTCTACGGTGACATAGGCAAAGCGCTGTAGCTCTGGGATGATGACCATCAGCCGACCGACTTCTTTGCAACCGCCTGGGCAGGGCTTGGGATCAGTGCGGTACTTCGTGCCATCCAACCAAATTACGCAGGTTTCCCCATCGCAGCGGTGGGTAAGGCCGCCGGCCACATACGCCTCTTGCCAGCAGCTAAAGTTTGCAGCGGCGGTCTGGTGGGGCAGGAAGACATTGACCTGGGCCGGCTGGTCGCCATATGCAGCGGTGAAGCACTTCTGTGCGTGGGCGTCGTCACTGTCGAACCGGAAGTAGGTCAGGTCTTTGCCGGGAGCCTTGCCGCTCTCTGGCCGCACACCGCCCTTACGTAGTTTCCCGATTAGCGGGAAGGATGCTTCTCTGGTCAAACGCTTAATTGCCATTGTGATTCGCTCCATTCGTTAATTGCTTTTTTACATCGACAGGTAAGCCCGCAAAAATCCCTTCGACCTTCGCCGCCAACTTCTGCTCAACACGGGATAACTCCAGCATGACTTGGTTGCGCGCCATGGCGCGCAACGCTTCAGCAGCGGTCGCTTCGTCGTCGCCATCCTCCAGGTCAGCCCACAGGCTAACGCCACTGTGGACGCTGTTATAGTCACCCATGTTGAGCTTGCGCTCGTAGGTGACACTGATAGTTTTTAATTGCATAAGACCTCCATTCCTAAAAAGGAAATAGTTCGCCACCGCATACGGGACAAGGGCCTGAGCCAGCTTGATCAGTGCATTCGCACCAACGGCTATCCTCGATGTGGTCACAAGTTGGGCAGCATTTGTCGCAGTGGTAATTGCCGAAACCGTCAGAATGCGCCCAGCCGTCAATCATCTGGCCGCATTCGTGACAGAGCGGCGCCGGCTCGTCGTCTTCCGGCTCGTCAATCTCCATATAATTCTCACCACCGGGGATGCAATGCGGGCACGGCTTGCCCGTCCAGCCATCTCCGCCCAATGTTCCGTGCAACCAGCCCTCGCCGGTGTATGCGCACATCTGGCAGCCTACACCCAACACGGTATCTTTTTGCGCACCGATCGCCGACTGCGCAGTCTGCAACTCTTCCCGGGCCACAAGCAGGCGCTTGCCCAGGTCAATCACTGGATAGCCTGCTTGCTGCGCGTACTCATCACGCAAGGCGTGCAAAACTTCGCTCATAAGACCTCCATTCCCAAAACGATAGAACGCAATCTATGTAATACAGGATACTACTATTTATAGTAACTGTCAAGTACTAAATATCAAATTAGTTACTAAAAAGTGTTGACAAGTGGTCTAATCTGTGTCATACTTAGTATTATCGTAACTTTTAGGATATTTTGGAGGTAGACAGATGGATATGGTCATGGAAAAGCAGGCAGAGCGAGCGCCGCTGTCTGTTCGACTAACAGATGAGGAGTGGGAACTTTTGGAGAACCTGCAAACAGTGTTGGGCTACAGTTCGCGTTCTCAAGTGATTAAGCGGCTCATCAGCTCTGCTCACGTTCGCCCTGCAAGCCTGAAGTTTGCCCCGGTCGAATCGCAGTAAAACTTACCTAACGTACATCGCAGCCTACATTGACGCCTCTTGAGAGAGTGAGGCTACCTATGGTTTACGCATCGAACGGTGGTCAAGAATGAGTAAGGGAATGATCACAAAAGCAGCATGGGCATACCTGGACGGTGGTCTTTCCATTGTGCCTATCAATCCAAAGACCAAGCGCCCTTTTGCAAAGTTGCTACCGCAAGCAACTGACCAAGACGGTCGTCCGCTATTCTATCTAAAGACTGGTGACGAATCGCCTGAAATCGTCACCTATGACACCGGCTTTCCCAAGGGCACCTGGGCGCCATTCCAAGAACGGCAACCAACCAAAGATGAGGTGCAGCGCTGGTTGGAGCATGGCATCGTCTCAATGGCCGTTGTCGCTGGCCGTGTATCAGGTGGCGTCGAGATCTTGGACTTTGATATTGATGGCTATTACGAACGATGGTGCGAGGCTGTAGGCACCCTGGCCGATGATCTGCCCGTTCAACGCACTGGCGGGGGCGGCGTTCAAGTGGCGTGGCGCTGTGATGACCCTGAGTCAAATCAGAAGTTGGCTTGGCACCCTGACCCAGATGCGCACACGGGGCGCGTCATCGCCATCGAAACCCGTGGCGAAGGTGGCTATGCGGTTCTACCGCCTTCGCTCCATCCGTCCGGCAATCATTACCAGCTGATTCGGGGGCGCTTTTCCGATATCCCTCACATTACAATGTCACTGCGCAATTTCTTACTGAGTTGTGCGCGCCAACTGGACCAAGCGCCTAAAACAAAACAAGACCTGGAGCGTGAAGCTTTGCAGGAAGCCGAGAAGGAAGAGCGCCGGCGCAACTATGATGGGGAAAGCGTGATCGACGCCTATAACACCAAGCACAGTATAGAAGCGGTGTTGACCCATTACGGCTACACCAAAGCCCACGGCGGGCGCTGGAGCAGGCCCGGCGATAAGGACAGCGCTGGTGTGGAAATTATCAAGGGGCAAAATAAAACCTACCACTATAGCAGCAATGATCCCCTGGATAGCGATAGTCATGGCGAGCATCAGCCCAGAGCGCCCTTTGACTACTTCTTGCACTTTGAGCACAAAGGCGATTACAAAGCTGCGGTAAAGGCTGCCGCACTGGAACTGGGCATGAAGAAACCGGCCACGCGTACGAACGGCGCCAATGATCATGCCGCCTACACCAACGGGCATAGCAAGCCGGTGGCCGCGGAGCCGGCCGTCGCCACTGCGCCCCAAACAGAGGTGGAAGTGATAGAGGTCAATGTCTTTGACGCTCTGGCCAGCATTGCCCAGAGTGGCGATAATGAGCGACGGGATCTGGTAGAAGCGTTGGCTACACACATCGGCGCTGTGGATCCGTCGCAGCATGGCCGCCTGTCGAAGGCTGTCCTGCTCGCTGACCCCTCCTATACCAAGACGGAAGCCAAGGAATTTATCAAGGCTTGTGTCGCCAAGGTCAAAAAGTTAACCAAGGAACGCACAGCGGCTGACCTGGCACGGCGCAAGGCTGAACAAAAGCAGGCCGCATTGGAGGCGCGCTCAAAGCATACCATCGTTGTCGGTGATCGCCAGTTGCGTGATGTGCGCGATGAAGCGATGGCTGCACTCATTGACCTCGTGAACCTTGATCCGCAATATCCCCCGGTCTATATCAAAGTCGGCTCCCTGTCCCGTGTCGTCTGTGACGAAAAGGGCATCTATAGTTCCCAAGAAATCAAGCAGACGGCTATGCCGGGCTTGCTCAGTAATGCAGCCGACTGGATTACTATCGTCGATAACGAGAAGACCTATAAAGAGATAAGCGTCTTCCCGCCTAAAGACGTGGCCGCCGACATCCTGACCCTGGGCAAGTGGGACGGCATCCCAGCGCTGGGGTCTATCGTCAACGCTCCCGTCTTCGGCGCCAGTGGAGCGCTGCACAGCGAACCAGGCTACAGCGCTGTTACACAACTGTACTATACCGGTGGCGTGACTGTGGGCGATACAACCCCGACACCGGCCCGTGTCGCCTGGGCGAAGGACATGCTGCTGCTCGAAATGATGGGCAACTTCCCCTTCAAAGATGACGCCAGTCGCGCCCATGCGCTCGCCTATACCCTGTCGCCATTTGTGCGAGAAATGATCAATGGACCGGTCCCGCCTACCGTCTTTGATGCTCCAACCGAGGGCACCGGCAAAAGCCTACTGATCAATGTCTGCACTTATATCTTCTTAGGCCACGACGCGCCGACAATGGCAGACACCACCGATGATGATGAATGGCGCAAGCGCATTACCTCCAAACTCCTGGGCGGGGCGACTCACGCCCTAATCGACAACATCAACCGAGAGATTGATAGCGGCGTGCTGGCCAACGTCTGGACACAGCCCATTTGGGATGACCGGACGCTAGGCGTCAACCGTGACGTGAAGATCCCTAATCGCATGATTTGGGCGCTCTCTGCTAACAACATCCAACTGAGCCGTGAGAATACACGCCGTGTGGTGTGGTGTCGCCTGGATGCCAACATGGAAAAACCAGCTACCCGTGACACCAACGAATTTCGGCACCCGGATTTGCGGTCATGGATTGCCGACAACCGTGACGAACTGGTGACCGCTGCGCTGATCCTGATTCGGGCTTGGCTCGCAGCCGGCAAACCTAAGTTCAAAGGGCGCGCCAAGGGCAGCTATGAATCATGGGCCTATATCATGGGCGGCATTCTCCAAACGGCCAACATTCCCGGCTTCCTGGGCAATGAAGACGAACTCTTTGAACATGCGGTTAGCGACGCTGATGAAATGGGTGAGTTTATTGACGAGTGGTGGAAGAAGCATGAAGACAAAGAGGTCGGACTAAGCCGACTCTTCAGGCTGGCCAGTGTCGCTGACATCGATAGCGAAAATGAGCTTGGTGAATATCTGAACCTGCTGGGCGCAAAACTATCTTCAGGCAAACAGCGCGGCCGTCAACAGCAACTGGCGCGCCTGCTCGATAGTTGCAAGGGGCGCGTCTACCGTGGCTTCAAAGTTGCCTATGTGCGGCTGCTACGCGGCGAAAAAATGTATCGGCTCGAAGACCATCGCAAAGCGCAAGCCGATGGGGAAGAATTTGAAGTAACGCTGTAAATCCAATGTGGTGAAAGTTGTCTCCAATGTGGTGAAAGTCGTTTGACTTTCACCACTTCGTAAAAACAACTTTCAGGTGAATTTTTTACTATCTAAATCCAATGTGGTGAAAGTGGTGAATGTCTCTAGGCGTCCGTGTGTGAGAGAGGTCTAAAAAAAATCACGTCAAAATATATTACACGTAATTTTTTTTACGCATACGTGTATAGACGAACGGTTGCACACATTCACCACTTTCACCACTTTCACCACTTTACACGAGTGAAGGCAAAAACGACTTTCACCACTTTCACCACATTGGGCTGTAAAAGGTAGGCCCTTGATTGCTACGAACAATCAAGGGCCGTTCGCAGGGGCAAGCCTGCAAAGGTATTTTAGCACATGATCACACTTAGACCCTATCAAACTGAAATTATCGATAGCGTTTTCGATGGTTGGCAGACCGAGAATGATTTGTTGGTGGTAGCAGCCACGGGCGCCGGCAAGACAAACATCTTCTGGGAAATCATTGACCGCTTTATTGCCCAAAAGCCGGGGGCGCGGATTGTCGTGCTGGCCCATCGCAAAGAGCTGATTGAACAGCCCTTTGACCGCCTCATGTCATTCTGGCCGCACCTACTCCCCAAGAGCGGGATCGTGATGGGTGACACCGATGAATGTCACCGGCAAATCGTGGTGGCGACCGTCCAGACGCTGGGCCACAAAAGTAAGCGCCGCATTAAAGACCTCCTGCGCTATGGCAAGGTTGACTTGCTGATTACGGATGAGTGCCATCATGTGGCGGCCAAGTCCTATCAGACGGTCATTGAAGATTTGCGGCTGGCCAACCCTGCCCTCAAACACCTGGGCGTCACCGCCACGCCGGAGCGTGGCGATAAGAAAGCCCTGGGCACCATCTACAAAAAAGAGATTGCCAACGTCGGGGTGATCCGGCTGATTGATGAAGGCTTTCTGTGCAAGCCGGTCGTCCACGGCGTTAAGACCTCGATTGACCTTTCTGGCGTGACGGTCCACGGCTCAGGCGGCAACCGTGACTACAACCAGGAGCAGCTCGTGGCGGCCGTCGAAACCGATGATTGCTTTAAGTTGGTCGTAAAAACGCACGTTGACAAAATCGGCCATCGCCCGACCATCGCCTTTGTGCCCTCGGTGGCCGGCGCGTACCGGCTCGCCGATATGTTGAGAGAGCAGGGCGTCAAGGCCATCGCCGCCGACGGCAACACGCCCAAGGAAGAGCGCGCGGCTATCATCCGAGATTTCAAAGCCGGTCGCTATACCTGTATCTGCAACGTGGCGCTCTGGACGGAGGGCCTGGACCTGCCCAACCTGGAATGTTGTCACCTCGTGCGCCCAACCAAGTCGGATGCGCTCTATCTGCAAATGGTGGGCAGAGTCCTGCGCACGCATCCGGGCAAAGAGCTTGCGGAAATTTTTGACTATCAGCCGGTCGGCGAACGCAATCTGCATATGCGGATGCGGATGCTGGGCATTAAGCGCAAGAGTGCTTATGAAGGCAAAGCACTGACCGGCGGCGGCAGCGTCCCTGCTGCTCCACTGCATAAAGCCGGGGATCATGTCGAATATATCATCTTGGACTATTTCGAGAAGACCAAGAAGGCGTGGGTGACTGACGACACCGGCTGGCGCATCATCGGCTTTGGGATGGGTGATGATGAGATTGACAGATCATTGGCCGTATCTCCCGATGGGCAAGAACTGTGGGCCTGTTGGCGCAAGAGTGGCGAGCGGTGGCACCAAGCCAAGCGCCATTCTGCAACCGGCGCTGAAGCCATCCTGTCGACCGTAGAAGAGTTCAGCCGCAAATATAGCAGTAGCATGAGCATGGCTTCAGCGCCGTGGCGTAGCAAGCCGCCCAGTGACGGACAGGCGAAGTTTGCGCGGTCGCTGGGGCTGGCGATTGACGGCATGAAGGCCGGCGCTGTTTCTGATGCGATTAACAAGAAGTTGGTGTTGCAGGCGATTCGTCGCACTAGTGTAAAGGTGGCAGCCTAATGGACGCACTCACCCTAATTGACCAAGCGCGCGGCCTGGGCCTAACCCTGGCCGTCAAGGACGGCATGATCAATGCCCACGGTAAGCGGACACCGGAAATCATGAGCCTGCTCGAACAGATGAAGCCCATGAAGCAGGCCATCCTTGCGGCGCTGACCCCTGAACCACTCAGGAAGATGCTGCTGCCTGTAACGGATGACCTAACTGACTTCGTTGGCGCCATTGTCGATACTGAAGTCCTGGCCATCCTGCAAGAGCGGTGCAATGCGTTGAACTGGACCTTGCACGCTATACCATCTGGAGAGAAGTGGTATATTACCGGCTATCATGCGCGCCGGGTAATGGGTAAGCTTATCGTTGGCGCTGCGGCCAACGAGGGCCATTATCACTATGTCATCAAACCAGGCACGCCACTTTATTTCAGGGCGCCTGATGACGCAGCCTATAAGCGCTGGATATGGGCTAAGATGCAGGATAGCGAAACCGGCGATGCTGCGGTGCTTGGCGAACTCTATGTCATCATTAACGGGGCCTGGGTGGGCTGTGACGTGTACGTGGATGGGCCATATGCCGCAATGGTTCTGGCCGCCGCCGGCTACCTGCTCAATCACTACACGGACACAAAGCCGCCACTGCCTAGGGGGTAATGGTTTTGTTTTGCGAATGTTGACCCATAAAAAGACCGTCAATCCATGGATTGACGGTCTTTTGCTGAATTATGCTGAGATTTCACTGAGGCTTCATCAGAATTATACAAGTGACCGCCAAGTCTGTGACCGTATCCGTATCGCCGACTGCTTTGGCCGCCTCTTCCACGCAAGCCAGTAACTCTGTCGCCTTCTCTTTAAGCCCTGCCACTGTATCAAACCCCTGCACTGCCCAGTCCGCAGCCGTGGCCAGCTTGTTGCGCTGGTCAGCCGCTCGCCATTCGCCCACAGTGGCACTGTGCAACGTCCCACCAGCATACCAGGGCAAGGGTGTAGCCGTGGGCAACGCCGTCGCCGTTGGTGCTACTGTAGGGGCAAGAATGGCTACTGGCGTGTTTGTGGGCACAACGATAGCTACAGCGCCGGTTGCTTCCGTCACAGGCGTTTCTGTGCGCTTCGGTGGACCGGCGATAAGACCGATGAGGATGAGCAAGCCAATGATTGCGACGGTAGCTTTCCAGGTAAAGCCCCACAGTCTAGCCAAACACCCTTTTGGTTTTCTCTCAGTTGTCATGTGATTCCCTTTCGCTGAACAATACTCAGCGGATCATCGCACAAAACTGGCCCAAGGCGCGCTTAGGATTCGCTTACAGTTTCGCTGGACTCTGCACAAAAGGACACTACAGGAGCCTTATCATGCTCGTTTTTTCCGTTATGCTTGAGTTGCACGTGCAAAAGCGCTATTCTATCAGCACCTAAAAAAGTGGGAAGATGTCACTGACTCGACAACCACGCTTGGGCGCTGCTCGGTCAATGACTATCCTGAACTTGTCACGTAGCCAGGCGTTGGCGGAGCGTACATCCTCACTGCTCAGGTAAGACAGACCGTTGGCGCGCATATCATCAATCCGGGCAGAGCGCTGGTTGCTGCGCTCCTCTTCATGTAACCTGTCCTGTAACTTTGTGATCTCCGCTTGTACGGTCACAATCTGCTTTTTCAATGCGCTGACAATCGTTTGGTGGCGTGGTGCATCCTCATCAAGCGCCCCGTGGCTGTAGTAGTCGATGTCCGCTTGCCTGATGCCGGCGAGCAGCTTGTCAATGCTGGCATTCAGCCGTTCGATGCTGGCGATGATGGTAGCGGACTGATCTTCCGTTGGTCGGTCCGTCCAGGAGGCGGCGGCTTCCGGAGATTCGATGATGAGACGAATAAAGCTTTCCACCTCAGCGATGATCTTCTTTTCCGAAATCATGACATGACCGTTGGGGCAGCGGTAGAAGACATCCTCATAGCTTCCTATCGTGCCGTCCAGCCGTCGCCACTCGTTACGCCGCTTCTGTGAGCGCATCCGGGCATTACAGACACCGCACCGGCACATGCGCGTGAATCGATAGACGGTGTTGACGCTCTTGCGTGCCGACTTGCGTGCCTCACGCTCTGCGATGATACGACGGGCCTGCTCTTCGGTGATGATGGGCGGCCACATGCCAGGGACGCGCAAATAAGGCCGAACGTTCAAAGCGAAGGATTTACAACTTTCCTACGATTAATGATCTACGCTACCCAACATTGTCTCTACGTCTTTTGATATAGAAAGAGCAGTAATGAAGAACCGTACTTCACCTCAAGCAATGAAGGCTGAGCCCTCCCCGCTTACCTACGAGGCGCTTGCCGCCATGACTCACGAAGAGAGAGAAGCCATCCTGCGCAACTTACGCCGGGACATTGAAAGCAAATTATCCACGGACAGTAGTAGTACGACTTATTTTACTAAGAATTGATTGGGCCTGAATCCGCTCCTGTTCCGGCAGGAGCGATTTAATCCTATCCAAGAACAGAGCCTGCTCAATCTGGTTTTGGGCAATTGTGCGGTCAAGCCGCTGTAGCAGCGTCGCGCCATCCAGCAGCGCAGCGCGCAGGTCAGGTGGCAAGCTGTCCACAATGACCGCTATCTGTTCAGCCTCCTCGGTGGCGAACTCGCTGCCCGTCTCTTCCGGCTCCCCGGCAATGAGATAGTCCAACGATAGGCCGGTAATCTCGCGAATGGCCGTCAGCACGTTCAGCCTGGGGGTGGCAGTATCGCCAGTCTCGTACTTGTTATAGGCGGGATAGCTCAGGCTGAACTCCGGTTCATCACGCCTGATAATCGCTATAATCCGGTCACACATCTCGAACTGGGTAATGCCCATTGCGTCACGCTGTTGACGCAATCTCCACGCGAACGTATCTGTATTGCGCATGTACGCCTTACCTGCTTCCATTCCCACTTCGCTTGTTAATAATTGATCGCCGATCACGTAGTATACTCCTGGCTTTCTCATGAATAACCCAATATTACGAAAATTCCCAAATTGATACATTGATCATTGACAGTACCCAAAAGTTATGATAACATTTCCTAAAAGTTATTATATTGATTTTTAGGAGATGTCAATGACAGTCGGACAACGAGTCGGACAACGAATTAGACAGCGGCGTCTAGCTAAGCGAATACGCCGAGATACCTTCGCAGAGGCATTGGGGATTACTCCAACCGCTCTGTACAAAATAGAGCACGGCATAAGTGGGATAAACGTAGAACGCCTTTACGAAATTGCCAAGGCGCTCGATGTTCATCCGTACCTATTGCTTGGTGGCGAAGATGAGATCTTCGTCTTGTTGGAAAACGAGGAGCGGGCGAAGATTGCCGCAAAATCGTTGGCGGCGCTGTCCGTTGAATTGAGTAGCCTGCTAGAAGGAGAACCGGAACATGCAGCAGTGTAGTGATAATGTACCTCCGGTGATTCGCACTTTTATTGGTCGTAATGGTAACGAGATTGAGATCTGTTACTACGGCACATGGGCGGATTTGTGCCGCAACTACGTGCGTAGTTTACCACAAAATCATACTGCATTTCAAGGAGGCAATCATGCTATTGCTGAAGATTGTGGCCGCCGGCTTCCTGCTGTCGGTGCTGGGCACGTTGGCGGCGTGGGCGATGGTGTACGTGGAAGCGAGGCGGGGCAATGACACCGTATCTCGTCCAGGGCGAACGACAAAGCGGCTATGACGACGTTCACGGCACTGTTGTTGGTGGCGATTACGTTGCCTGGTGCGTCGCCTACGATGAGCGTCCGCAGTCGCAGAAGCAGTATGCCGGCAATGACGATGATGCCCTTGCTGCGGGGAAAGCGCTAATTGCTGAACTCAAGGCGGCGTACTGCGGTGAACCGCATCACTTGTATTCAGATCCAACGAAATGGACGGTGAGAATTTATGAGTGACGTTAAACACGGCGTTGAGGTGTACCCGCATGTTGCACAATGGGCCGCAGAGATGGCAGCGAAGCCACGCACCGACGAACACATTGCCGACGCTGTATCCACCGTGGTGCGACTGTCACCCGATGAACTCGCCGGCAGTTCGTGGTTGAGTTGCAGAAGGCTATCAATGCGGTAATCGATGGCGTTCTGCGCAAGACGCAATAGGAAGCGCTAGAAGCGTTTAGATGGTGAACACTACGCTGAACCACGCAGCGCCCAAAATAGGCGGCATACGTGCAGCGTAGCGGCAAAATAAAAGAACGGGATAGCGGTGCGGTAAACACCCTATCCCACGGTCGCCAAGTGAGTGGCAACAATAGGGCAATATATCTCATTGCCCGTGTGTTTGCAAACTCCTTGGCATAGCTGAGGAGTTTTTATTTTATGGCATATATGTTTGGCAACGTGGACGAAGATGATGCGCTGGCAACGCCGGTTGACGCCAGCGTGACCACCGAAAGCACGCAGTTGCGGCAAGGTGCCATAGCTGTGTTCGTCGGGTCAGCGTGCTTGCTATCTTGGCTTGCCCCCGTCGCCGTGTTCGGCATGATGGCCAGCGGCGCGCTAATCCTGGCCACATGGCCGGCGGCTGAATGCCAAGTGCAGGTTGACACCGAAATCAAGCGGAGTCGCTTCGGGTGCGCTTGGATCTGGTGGGTAGTGATGGCGGCCATTGTCGTGGGGCTGGCCTATATCGGCATGGCCGGCGGCGCTTTGGCCTATATGGAAATGCGAGGGATTCAATGAAACAATTCGCGGTAATTGCGGCGATCATCTTGCTGGCCATGCCAACGCCGGCAAAGGCGTGCAGTGGGCTATTTGATTGCATGTTCGGTTGGACGGATAGAGAGGAAGTGCGCAGCGCAGCCCAGACGGAACAGGCGCGCATTGACGCACAGGCAGCCGCAGAAGTGGCACGCATTGAAGCGGAACAAGCCGAACGGGTACGGCAAGCCGACGCCGAGGTTGAGCGTGTGAAACAGCAACAGTTTGCCACCAATGCCCAGCGGGATATCGCAATCGCCCAGATAGAGCAACAGGCGGCCCAGTATAAGGCGAGCATCGCAGCGCTAACTGCTGAACGCTTGGCAGGGATTCAAGCCAACGCAGACAGTCAGATCGCAGCGTTGCAGGCCCAGGCGGAAATTGCCACAGCCGGCATTACAGAAACCGGCCGCACCGAACGATACCGCATTGTCGGCGGCTGGGCATTTGCGATTGTGGCCATTGTGCTGGTAGGGGTGCTGGTTGGGTTGTACGTCCGTCGAACGCCGATGCACGCCGACAGTCGTCCGGTGGTCATGGTGACGGGGCGCCAACACACACAGTTGCCTTGGATGGATGATAGTAACGAAATTGAAATTCGTGAGGTGAAATATGAACTCAATCGCCCTTCCCGGTAGACGTGGGCTTTCGCCGCTCAGTGTTGGGCTGATCATTGCCTTTGGCCTGTTCTTCGTGATTGTGGCAATCGTGCGCAGCGTGACGGCGCCAACGCAGCAAATCAGTGCGGCCACGGCTGCGGGGGTTGCGGCTGTGCAGGTACCACAGACACAAAGCAACGTGAGCAATGCACTGCCGGCATTCAATGCGCAGCCACAGACGCAGGAAACACGCCTACAGCCATCCGAAACGCCGTTTGTGTCCGATGCCCCGGTTGTGTTCATGTCGGCCGAAGAAGAAGCAGCGTTCCAGAATCACGAATGGTTGGCGGTTGCCTATGACCGTGGAATCAAAAATGTCTATGGTGGCGCCTGGTTTCCATGCCGGCACATCAACGCCGAGCTGCTGACTTACAACACGGTGCGCACGGACCCGGCGCTTGCAGTGTGGGCGAAGATGGCGCCCAGTGACCAGAACGACATTGTAAAGGAGTGTGCGAAGCCATGAATAAGTTTGTCGTCTTGCTGATGGCGTTGGGCCTGGCCTTTGCCGCTGGTTGGCTGTTTGCCAACGAAGTACGACCGCCACTGTTAGAGGATGTAGGGCTGGCCATGTGGATGGCCGTGGGCGGTGTGGCTGTGTTGAGTGCGGCGATGGTGACCGGGCGATGATCAGTCTATTGCGTAGAATAGGAAAAGTGATCATGAACGAAATTGTAAAGGCTCGAAACTTTGTCCCGGCGATGCCCAGCCGACAATCGGCGCCAGTGGCAATGCCCATCAATAGCCAGGTGGCTCACGTCATTGACGCCGCGCCGGTTGCTACGCAGCACGTCGAAATGAAGACTAGTGCTGTAGACCGGGCGCAAGGTTTCTTGCTGGCATCGGTGCCACTGTACGCCATGTTTGCGGCGGCTGTGGTCGCTGTGGTCGTGTTGGGCTGGAATGTGCCACTGGCAAGCATGGCAACGCTGACCATTTTTGTACTGAGCTTTACGGCTACCTGGGTTATCGGTTACGCCTACACGTTGCAGGTTTCACCGGAAGGTGTGAGTCTGTTCGAGGCGAAAAGCAAGTGGGACGTGATCCGAATTGAGCAAGCGAAGCGCTGGGAACATTACGAGCGATTAACGGAGGTCAACGAATAATGGAACT